GTGGAGAACATGCCGCAGGATCTCAAAGTATTATTTAATGTCTCGAAGTATGAGATAAAAAAGGCGGGCGATACTCAATCCATGTTTCGGGCATTAAGCCGAGATACCAAAAAAACCGGCGATGGCAAAAACCCTTCTTGTGTAATTGTGGATGAGGCAGCGCAAATCGTAGACAGAAATGCAATAGAAGTCTTGCACTCGGGCATGGTGGCGCGACAAAATCCTTTAAGAATCTACATTACTACGGCATCATTTACAAAAGAGACCAAGTTTTACGAGGATCTCAGTATGTATCTGGCCATGCTACACGGGGAAGCGAAAGATAACCCACGGTGGTTTGGGCTTATTTATGGCCTTGATCCCCAGGACGATTGGAAGGATCCCACGAATTGGTCGAAAGCAAACCCCATGCATGGGATCTCAGTTTTTGAAGAGGCTATCGCGCAGCGAGCAGAGGAGGCCAAGCACAAACCGGCTAGCCTTAATGAATTTTTGTGCAAGACTTTGAATATATTTGTCTCGGCACAAACCGCGTGGATCGATCGATCATTCTGGGATGACAAGAATTCGCTGATTGTCGAATCAACTAGGCAACCCGAATCCGTATTTATCGGGTTTGACTTGGCGGCTACTAGGGATCTGAATGCCGTATGCACTCTCAAACGTTTTGCGGATGATGATTTCGAGGCAGAGTTTAAATTTTTCCTGCCCGAAGACGGGCTCGATCTTATCCCCAAACACTATCAAGATATATTTCGATTGGCGATTAATTCCAATATTTTAAAGCTCACGGAAGGTAACGTAATGGATGACCGTCAAATTTCTGACTATATTGGGATGCAAGTCTTAAAATACCCAATGGTTAAAGAAATAGGATATGACGCATACAATGCGGCAAGCCTGGTCGCTCGGTTACATGATGATGGGCTCCCGATAAAGAAGGTCGGCCAAGGTATGGCGGTATTAAATAATCCTTCTAAGCAAGTAGAGCGATTAATCCTACAAAATTCAATAAAGCACGACGGAAACCCATTTTTAGGGTGGCAATTAGCTAACGCAGAGTGTTTTGTTGATATAAACGGCAATGTTAAGGTTCGCAAAAACTCGGCAGATACACATGCAAAAATAGATGGCATAATTGCGTTAATTATTGCGATGCATTGTTCACTTGACAACCCGAATGCAAATTCCTCTTTCGGATTCAGGAGTTTTTGATATAGAATCGATGAAAATCGGGGGTTTATATGGCTATTTTAGATATTTTTAAGCGTAAAAGTGATGTAAAAGAAGCTAATACAATGCTCGGGCAACAACAACTTGGCAATCAGGTTGTGTTGGCATCGGGCAATGCCGCGTCTAAATACTCGCAATTACTGTATGTAACGACCGGATCCACGACTGTTGCAGGTAGACCGGTAGATGCATCTTTACTAAGCCGCAATAGTACTGTGATGGCTTGTGTGGGCATAAAGGCTCGCACTCTTAGTCAACTACCTGTGTGCGTGATGTATAAGCTCGATGATGGCACTTTCGTTGATGCGTTAAAGTCTGACAAAGTAGGCAGCAGGGATAAAGCCAAAGCCAAACAATTAACTACACTGTTGACGCAACCCAACAACTTTCAATCTCAATACGAATTTTGGTATCAATGGTGCATGTGGCAGGATCTCACGGGCGAATCATTTACACTCTGGTGGCGTAAGGATCAAACCGATCCTAACCAAACCCCGATTGAAATGTATAACCTTGATTCCACGTTAATTACGGTTATTCTCACGCCAACCCGATATCCGTCCTACCGATTATCAACTCCGTCTTATGGGTTTTCTAAAGATCAACCGCTACCGGCTCATCAAGTAATGCATGTTAAAGAAGCTGCGTGGCAGGGATCTAGCGGTTTTAACAAAGGTATTTTGGCTGCCGAACTGGTCGCGCTCGATCAAGATATCGACCTTTATGCTAATTTTGTGATGCAAAACGGCGCCAAACCTTCTGGTATTTTTACTACCGATGCGGTTATTCCTGATGCTAAATACAAGGAAGTTGCATCGAGATTAAAAGAAGCCTGGACAGCGATGACCGGCTCGCGCAATTCCGATCCATCTAAGCCAGGTCAAGGAATGTTACTTGACCAGGGCATGAAATATACCCCGATTAACATGCTGACTTTGCAAGATGCTGATTGTGCGAAGCTAAAGACTCAGACTATGTCGCGGATCTGCGGGTTGTTTGGGATACCAAGCTCGATGTTGGGGTTTGGCGAGCATCGATACAATAATACCCAAACACAGCTCGACGAATTCTACAAAACGACAATGTACCCGATGGTTATTAGTCTCGAACAAAAGTTAAAACAGCATTTGTTAAAGGGCTATCCTAATCTGTGCGTTCGGTTTGATACTAAAGATTTCTTGAAGGGCGCGGCACTTGACCAAATGAATTTTGTTGTGCAAGGTATCAATTCTGGTATTATTACCCCAAACGAGGCTCGGGAATATTTAAATATCGAGAAAATCTCGAATGCGGGTGCTGATGAATTGAAGCAAGATACAAAAGCGGATCCCATGAAAGGTCAGTCTCCCCAAGATACCGGCGGAGGTGGAGGAAATCAGGTTCGCAAGATGAATATAGGGACTACATGAAACCCATATATTTAGCGGTTCTCGCAGCACAGGTAAAAAAAACTCCTGTGCCAAAAAAGCGAGTTAAACCAACCAAAATAAAAGACAATAATCAATCCGTTAAATTTGGGGCAATTAATGAAAAATCTGACTCTAATCTGCGAAGCTCAAGTAAAGCTCGGTGTTGACGCGGATGAAAGTGTAAATCCTTCCGGCATGATTGAGGCAAAAGTAACTTCATGGGGTGCGCGTGAAGGGGCTGATGGCCGAAAATTTAATTATCAACCTGAAGGATTTGCTCAATGGGCAGATGAATTCTCCAAAGGGGATAAACCTCTCCCCATGTTTTTGAATCACAACGATATGGGTATGCCTGTCGGCGAGTGGAATAATTTTGAATTCACTGACGAGGGCATGAATGCTACCGGCAAAATATACATGAATACGGTAGCGGGATCCGACCTATATTCCGTACTCAAAGAATCCCCCAAGATGTTTGGGGGAGTTTCTGTTGGAGCATACGCAGATGAAGCCAAGATGGTTGATGCAGATGGTAATGATATGGAACCCGATGATGATGGCGATGAAGGGTTTTTCCAGATTACTAAAGGCGGGCTTAGAGAAGTGTCGGTTGTTATGTATCCAAACAATCCACAGGCTGAGATCCAAAAGTTAGAATGCTTTGACGCTGACGGAAAGCCAAACCCAAGAATAATTGAGAAAATCTTGCGTGATGCAGGAGTTTCAAAAAAAGATGCGACCACTGCATCTGGATTGTTCAAGAAAATGATTTTAGAACGTGATGTTTTAAAACCTACTATTGAGCAGACCCCCCAGCAGGGTGATCCTGATGCGGTGGTGACCGAAGCCCAGGTTCTCGAAGCTCTTGAAGCCAGAGAATTAATTGCTATTTTAAATAAACGTATCTAAGGAAAATCATGCTAGATAAAATCACGGAAAAACTGGACTCAATCGAGGCAAGTAATGCTGCTAAGATTACTGAGGCTACCGAAGCAGTAAAGAATGAAATGATGGAAAAGATCACTGCACTGGAAGCTAAACTCTCAGAAGTGCAAGCACCTGCCATTATCAAAGCTCCAACAAAATCAGTAATCGTTGACGTTAATCGTTCCGTTAAAGAACAATTAAAAAGTTTTTACAAAAATGATTCTCGTGTTCAAACAGAACTTAAAATGTTTGCCGACGAAAGTCAATACGATGCATACCTAAAAGAGACCGGCTCTACTCTTACGGGCGGTGGTGCAGGCATTGGTGGACGCACAGCCTATGATCCCGTGTTTGTATCTTTGCGTTTAATGAATCCGTTACGCGGTTTGGCTCGTCAAAATGCTACCGAAGGTGCAACCTATCAGTGGCGCTCTAAAGTAGGCAAT